ACTTACTGTTCTTAATATCTCTAAGGAAGTGCTGTGACAATCAACACTGACTATTACGGCACACTCCAAGAGGCCAACGACTACTTCGATCACCGGCTCCACGAAACTGCGTGGTCCGGTGCCGATGTGGCCGACCGGCCAAAGGCATTGTGGGCTGCAACAGAAATCATCGACACGTTGAACTTCAAAGGATTCAAGGCGACCGTGTGGGCCGTGCTGCAAAGCAAAGGTCTCGCTGACGTTCCGCACGAGATTTCCTTTGTCTTACCTAATGGTGTCTTATCAACGGCCTCAGTGACTCTTGAAGAAATCCGAGCGGCGGAAGCTGCTCAGGTTCTGGAGTTTCCCCGAGGCACGGACACGGAAGTTCCTGAAGCGATTCGTCGCGCATGCTACGAGATCGCTCACTCTCTGCTTGACGGGAAAGACCCGGAGCTGGAGCTGGAGAACCTGGGCATTATCAGCCAAGGCTACTCCTCGGTTCGTACAACTTATCAGCGGTCGCAGGTGCCGATTGAGCATCTAATCAACGGCGTTCCCAATGCTCTCGCGTGGCGGCTCATCCGCCCATTCTTGCGCGACGGGGATCAGTTGAAGATCACTCGCATCTCGTAAGCCGCTTGTCTAGGTGGCAATTTCGCCAGCCTATTCCCCACCGGTGGATGCCGGGGTGCCATGCAGACCAACCTGTGGGTCTGCGCAGATGGCCGCAAATCATTACAGGGACAGAAAGTTCGTTTCCAATGTTCGTGGAAAATCTCTATCGTTCGTTCCCGCTGGTCTCTTGCTTTGATGGCGAAGGTGACGCCGCTGCTGCCGAAAAGGCCGCCGCTGACGCCGCTGCCGCTGCGGCTGCCGCCGCCACTTCCACCGAGCCCAAGACGTTCACCCAGGATGAAGTGAATCGTTTCGTGGCCGAAGAGAAGCGAAAGCAACAGGCCGCTCTTCTGAAGACCGAGCAATCCTTCAAGGAACTGCTCGCCACCAATCAGAATTTGAGCGCGAAGGAACGGCAAACACTCGAAGAGAATCTTGCCACCGTCCAAGGCCAGCTCCGCACCAAAGAGGAGCAAGCCAAGATGGAGAAGAAACAGCTCGAAGAGCAGTTGACCGGCAAGATTAAGGAACACGAAACCCGCGCCCACGAGTGGGAGAATCGGTACAAGACCGAGACTGTCACTCGCTCGCTTCAAGACGCCGCAATCCAGGCCGATGCCTTCCAGGCCAGCCAGATCGTTGCTCTCTTGACGCCCATGACGCGCCTCGTCGAGATGATTGACGAGAAGACCAACAAATCCACGGGCAAGTTTCGCCCCGTGGTCGATTTCCCCGACGTGGATGCGGACGGGAATCCCGCCATCACAGTTCGCACGCCTGAAGAGGCCGTGAAACGCATGAAAGACTTGCCGGAGACCTACGGGAATCTGTTCAAGTCCAACGTCGTGTCCGGCATCGGTGCGAATAGCTCCACTGGCGTCACGCCGGGAGCCAACGGCAAGATCAATCTCCGCAATCTCAATGCGGAGCAGTATCGTGAACTCCGAGAGAAGAACCCTGCGGCTCTCGGCTTGAGCACGAAACACGCACAGCGATCTCGTCGCTAACAGCCCAGCAGGGGCTCCTCGCGGTCTTCGGACCGCTATCGGGCGTGAATCGCCCATCACCGTGAGTCAGCGCGTTTGCTGACTCACTTCGTTTTGGGCGTTCATTCGAGCGCCTTATCTGTCCCACGGGGCGCTTTCGCCCCTGCAACACTTAGGAATTCAACATGAATCCTCTTTACCTGTCCCTGGCCGCCGTCGCTTGCTTCGCGAACGACAACGATGCCTTCATTCCCGAAATCTGGGCTCAAGAGGGTCTCGTGATCCTCGAAGAGAACATGGTGGCCGCGAAGCTGGTCCACCGTGACTTTCAGGACGAGATCAAGGACTTCGGCGATGTCGTGAACACCCGGCGTCCGGGCACGTTCAAGATCAAGCGCAAAAAGGACGGCACCACGCTGACCCAGCAAGACGCGAACGCGACGAACGTCCGCGTGCCTCTGGATCAGTGGTTCTACGACAGCTTCACCATCAAAGACGGTGAGGCCAGCAAGTCGTTCCAAGAGCTGGTCAACGTGTACCTCCTGCCGGCGATGCAGACCATCGCCCGCGGTGTGGATCGCGCGGTTCTCGGCCAGATTCACCAGTTCCTCGGTGCGCCGGCCAATCGCGTCGGTCGCCTGGGCAACCTGTCGAACGCGAACGCCAAGCAGTACGCCTTGGAGGCCCGCGAGCGTCTGAACGTCAACAAGGCGTATCAGACCGACCGGAACCTGATCCTCTCGCCGTCGAGCGAGACCGCGTTCCTCAACACGGCCGACTTCACGAAGGCCAACGAGCGTGGTGACGGTGGCATCGCCATCGAGAACGCGCTGCTCGGCCGAATCCTCGGCTTCGACACCTACATGGACCAGAACGTCAACACGCTGGCCACAGGTGCCGACACGGACTCCGATCTCGTCATCACGAACGCCCTGGCGGCTGGTTCGGGTGGGTCGCAAGCCTGCTCGGGCGGTGCCACGGTTGTGGTCGGCGAGTTCCTCGTCGTGGCTGGCAACGATCAGCCCACCTTCATCACGGCCGAGACCGGAACCCCGGCGACCGCGGTGACGCTGAACGAGAACAACAAGTACGCGACCGCCGGCTCTGCCGCCACGGTTCGCTACAAGAGCGCTCTGGTCAATGACCCGAGCGCCCTGTACGTCGCTGGCTACAGCGAAGACATCAGCATCGACACCTACACCAGCGGCAAGGCTCCGCAGGTGGGTCAGTTGATCGCCTTCGGGACCGGTGCCTCGCGCCGGACCTACACCATCATCGAGTCCACGGACAACGGCTCGACGTGCGACATCCTGTTGGATCGCCCGCTCGAAGTCGCCCTGAGCAACAACCAAGCGGCCTTCCCCGGCCCCTACGGTTCGTTCAACTGGGCGATGCACCGCGAAGCCCTGGCCCTCGTCACTCGCCCGTTGGCCCTGCCGAACGAGCGGATGGGCGTGATGGCCGATGTCGCCACGCACAATGACGTGTCGATGCGCGTCACGATGCAGTACGACATCAACGCCGGTGGCACGGTCGTGAATCTCGACATCCTCGGCGGTGTCGCGTTGCTCGACGCCAACCTGTGCGTTCCGCTGTTGGGCTAAACCCAACGCCCTAGTTGTATCCGAGAACAGACGTAAAGCGTCGTGTTCTCAATATGACTGGGTAGCTTCTGTCTGAATCAGGTCGCCGGCCCCGCCTTAAAACGGGGCCGGCGGCCTTTCTTTCTCTTGCCAGTGAAAGCACCCCTGCGAATGAACTCTATCATCCTCGCAGAAGGCGATTTGTTCTCGATGTTCGAGATCGTTAAGCAGTACGGCCCGTTCTGCGGAACTCTCCTCATCGCTGTCGTCTTTTTCATCTGGCGCGATTGGAAACGCGAAGAAAAGCTGACCAAGCGGATCGCAACCCTTGAAGACGAGACACGCAACATTCTGTTGCCACTCATCAAGGAATGCACGCAGGTCATTGCTCGTAACACCACGGTCATGGAGCGACTGGAAAAACATTTGAATGACTAAAGAGGTTCCGCCATGCCCCCTGTGAATCGCAGTCTGACGATGCAGGTGCGGCGTGCTCTTTATTCTCTAAAGCGGGACTACGGCGCACGAATCGACATCTACAAGTTGACAGGTTCCACGACCGACGCCCAAACGGGCGAGAAGGTCGTCACGAAACTGATGTTCCCGATCCAGCGGGGAATTGTGATGCCTGTCAAGTTGGACCGAACTGCGGTCCAGGGCATCGCCCTGATCTCTTCCAACAAGGAATTTGTCTCAGGCGGTACTTACGACAAGGGCACACGCGACTTCATTGTTGATCGTCGCGACTGCCCGTCGCTGCCTGAGCTGACAGCAGACGACTGGATCGTCTATGCCGAGGAAAAGTACCAAGTCAAGAGCATTGAGACCTTCGAGGTTGCAGCCGGCTGGATTATCACCGCATCCAAGATCAACGGCGAAGTGCCTGAGCAGTTCCGAATTGCCAAGGCCGACCACCTGTTGAACTTCCAATCCGTGGCAACGGCCACAGTGGGGTAATCATGGCCGCCAATCCGAATTGGGCACGATGGATGTTTTCATCGGTCGCCACTGAACTCCGAACACTCGCCGAGGACAATAACCTTGCATGCCTCGTCGAGCATCTTGACGAACGCACTGATGCGTTTATGAAGGCTCCCGACCGAGTGGAAATCCGAATCACGGGTCCATTCGATCAGGCGCTCAGCAAGGGATACCACCGATCCATACTCGATGTGAATGTTCTGCTGACCAGCATTTATGGTGGCCAGAAAAAGAACGCCTTGGACATCCTCAAGTTCGCCGGCCTCTATCAAGAGAGGATGGGCGAGCCCTTCCCTGTGTACAACTACGGCACAGAGGTTGGTGAGTTCAATGATCCTGACGTGATGACACGCCAGCAAATCTTCCTTGGCTGCCTGCTTCCAATTGCCGGCAAGAACAATAGCGTCAAAGTGTTCAACTTCGGTCAGACCGACAAAGTGGACAAACTGAAACAGTCTGTCGTCGATGTCCGTCTTTCCATTGACCTGGAAGAGTAATCGGGTCACTGCGGGCTCTCCCGCGTTTCGGGCGTAATCGCCCAATGCTTCGCAGGCCGGCTGTGCCTGCCTGCTTCGTTTTGGGCGCTTCTTCCAAGCGCTCTTTGCTTCGACTCCTCGGGCGTGCGCACGCCCTTTTCCTGAAAGAGACCCAACATGGCCCGTATTGAACTCCGTCACTGTGACATCGTTTTGAAGGACGGCCTCGCCGGCACTGCCCTCATCAATCAGATGAGTGGTGCAATGTCTGGGGATACTTCCCTCACCATCGACACCGTGGCCCTGAATACCGACAACACCCAGCAGGTGCCGGTCGGTGCCCGCTTTACCATCGCCGGGGAAACGGCCTCCACCACGGTTCACGTGGTCACGGCCCGCACGCCTTCGTCTTCGAGCCCGTCTGTCGCGACCACGAACATCGTGTTCTCGCCCGCGCTCAGCACAGGCACGTATGTGGACGATGGCGTTATCACGTTCCACCCGCAGGAGCTGACCATCAAGATCGGCGACGGCGATCTGAAGTACACCGAAAACG